ACTGGCTGTCCACGTACTGGTTGTACTTATAAGAGACGTTCCAGAATCATTAATAGAAACTGTTCCATCTCCATTGTCTGTAACAGTTCCATTTGTGAATTTAGCTCGATAAGGGTAAGTATTCACGGTACCGTCTTCTGTGCGTATATTGAGCGGTGGACGTGAAACACCTTGACGGCTCACACCCAGGACGATAGACGGCAATGAAAGGCACAAAAGAAATAAAAGTTTTTTCACGGGACCTCCTACTTTGTCCATTCCAAATAGCGGATATCTTGACCGGAACTGCCTGAAATCATGTAAACATCGCCCTGGTAATTTTGATAACCGTTATCTGCATAGGAATCGTTAACGAGGACGGGTGTTCCATTTGATGTGGTGACACTTGAATCAAACCCGACATAGCAAGTGGCCCCTCCAGCGTTATAAACATTGAAACCGCGCCGCCAGTTGTTGGCCGCAATGACTTTTACAGCAGCCGTTCCAACTGTTACCGTGTTATATGTGTTAGCCATTTTATGCCTCCACAGCTACTTTCTTAGGGCGTCCACGCTTTTTACGCGGAGTTTCCCGGACTAGGACCGTTTCACCTTCTTTAACAATCTCAGGCTTGGTTTCTTCAATCCCTGAAGGAACCGGTATAACAGGGATATCTTCAGGTTCAATACTGAGTGCCGTAGTTGAATTAGGAGCCATCGCAAGTGCCATATCTTCTAATTTCTCTTTCAACCGGACTTCTGGACCGCAATTCATGCGGATATATTCGCTAATCATCCGCCAAGCTTCTTTGTCTGAATTGGTGTCTACATACTCCAAAACAAAGAAACAGGGTTCTTTGCCAATTTCTGTGTGGGTATATTCATAGTCCCCTGGCCCGCGTTTAATCGTCGTCGTTTTATAGACTGGGCGTAAACTGCCGATCTCTCCCAAGTGCTTGGCCCATCCTCTCGGGAAGCCTTCCACGGCGCGGGTCTTGATGTCTTTCATGAAACGGTCTGGCAACGTATCAAAAATAATCACTTTATCGACAAATCCGGCATTGACTAACTTAATGCACTGCATAAGGCCTCCCCTGGTTTCTTTGATTTGTAATATTCATCCAAAATGACGTTCACTCGATGCTGGATCGTGTGCTTGGCCATCACTTCGTAATAACCCGCTTGGGCGATTTTTTCCCGTTCATCATCGTGTACTATGTAGTAACGCGCTTTATCGATCATTTCTTCATGATCATGATAAAGGACCAAATGTCTTCCGTCTTCGAAGACTTCTTCAATGGTTGGGATCCAATTGGTCAGAAGAAAAGAACCTGTCGCCATGACCTCGAACGTCCGCATATTCAAATCGTCCAGCATGGAAATGTTGAAACAGATCTTGGATTCCGAAAATTTCCTCGCTGCTTCATCAAAAAGGGCTTGCCCGTAATAGAAATTAGGGAACTCAAAAAATAACTTGTCTAAAGCGTCCTCTCTATTCTTTGAATTCACATGGCCTACAAAACAAACGTCGAACTTCTTGGTTAAAAGTTCACCTTTAGGATACGCCTGGGGTTCCACAGCATGGGGGAGCCATATGGGATTGGGGATGCCATCTCGTTTCATGTCTTCAACAGCCCGTTTCTGGGCACAAAATACGAAATCTGCTTGCTTGGCCATTGAAAGTCGGTAGTCATAACCTAGGTGGGTATCAGAGGCCCAATAAGCCATTGGATGGGGCGTATCTATCGGTTTATAGGGCAAGACCCCAGTCAGACCGTCTTCACCCCAATCAACATGGATATTTAAGTCATAAGTTCCAAATGGGCTTATATCGCCTGTCGGATAAAAATGGTCTACTTCCATGATTGTCTTTTCTCTGTCCCACAAAGCTTGGGCCGCTTTTTTTGCAGCATTGTCTTCTTTTTTTGCAGCATTGTCTTCAAGGCCACTCGAAAACCATCCAGATAAATCTTTATTCGGGCCTAAACCGCCATAAATGCCGGAGTAATACTGCATTCGTTTCAGGCAGGCGGTCACATACAATGGATTTCCATCATTACGTCCAAGTCTCGATTCGTAATAATTGGCTATACGGAACATTGGGTTCTCGCCATTTCTAAGATCTTTCCATTTACATCGACCGGCATATGCAAAACCTTTTCAAAACAGGCCACAAAGGAGATTCCATTTTCTGGATCGATATGCGACATTTCCTTAAACCCACAAGTTGTCAGCAAATTCTTTAATGATTCAGGCGTAAAAGCATGGACATGTTCAGGGTTCATCGGGATTCCACAGATTTTGGATTCATCCGGTACAGCAACGATCAATCGCCCGTTCATTTTCAAAATACGGTTCCAATGTTTAAGAGTCTGAATACTGTCAATACAGTGTTCAAGAATATGGCGGGCAATTAAAGTGTCTTGAGAGCAATCATCAAACGGTAATTTCTCTGTTATATTTCCAACAATATCCGTAACGCTAAAGGCGCCAGCCACATTGGGTATTTCACAGCCTCTAGGAACAAGATCAACACCGATTGCTTGCGGGACAGTTTTCTTGGCCCCACAACCCAATTCCACTATCTTACTCCCTTCCACTAATTGGCCCACGATTCGACCTTCTAAATCTTCAGTTTCAATTTTTGGAACTACAAGTCCGCGCATTGTATCCATAAATGCCTTAAAGCCATGTTTCTGGATAAGCCATTGATCAGTCTTGGCAATCATTTCTTTTGAGTTCCATCCACCCGCCACGTCGGGACCGCCTCTCACGCGTTCACCTGTCTTAAACGCATGATGAATCAAAAAAGCATCTGGTTGAATGATCAATCGCTTACCCATTCTTCTCAAGCGGATCGATAGGTCTAAATCGTCTCCTCCTGGGCATGTGGTATCCAGTCCACCAGCCATTTCATAGTCAGATCGTCTTATCATCACAGTAAAAAAGATCAAATACGAAACAGCCGTAGGGTAAACCAGTGGATTTTGCAGAAAGACGCTGTGCCATCCCGATGCCGTGGTTGTAGCGGGCCCAACCGCTGCCACAGTGGGATCTTCAAATTGCCTCAAAAGAACGTTGTAAAAGAACGCATTGGCTTTCGGTATAAATGTATCGTCATTTTGAAAGACAAGGAACGGAGAATCCGTATGGTCGATCCCATACCTCAACCCATTTTCCCATCCTAAATTCTTTCTTGGATTTAACACTTCAAAGTTTGGAAACCCTTGAAACTGGTCTTTAATGGGCTGAGAACCGTTATTAACGACTAAAATCTTCGCCAATCCATTGACCACGCCTGTCCGAAAGATCGACAGTAAACAGGGATTTAAATACTGAGGATTATTGAATGTCGGAACAATGATCGTAATCGGTGTGGTCATTCGCCCAATACCAGGATAGCTTCCTTTCCATTCATCTTTTCAGGCGTTCCATAACGTTTTTCTATTTCCATTCCATACGTTTTCCATTGAGCTTGCACGTAATCTTCTGTAATCACCAAGGGATGGCTTATATGGCCCAATTTGATTCGTGTGTCCATCCAAGTCGTAAAACCGTACTTTTTAGCTTCATAGCAAAAGTAGATATCTTCACCTGTGGACGGGTTTTTAAACCAGGTTTGAGGCATCTTCCTAAAACAGTCCACACGAATAAGGACCGCCCCAAACCCAACGGCATCACATTCAAACAACTTATCTTTTGGATAATTCATCACAGCATAGTTCGTGAACTGGTGACATTGCGCTACGCTGTCCCATCCTTCACGACAGGAATAAATCACAGGCTTATGGGGAAAGTTCCTTGTAAAAGCCAAGGGCGCTATGATGTCCTTTTGATTGGCATAAAGCTTTTCAAACAAATCTAAATCACTGGTCATATCATCATCGATCATGAACAAATAATCGCAGTTCGACACCAAGGCCGTTTTCGCCATTTCTTCCCTGGCCACATGAACGTGCATTCGACCACACGTCTTTTGAAAGAATTCAAAACGGGGAACCTGCTTTAAGATCCTGCCTCGTTCTTCCAGATGGCCCAGATGCTTAAACACCGAAAGGCGGTTGCAATACGCCTCTGAACCTGTCATTCCTTCATGGGGAATTCCTACTAATACACGGACAATGCCCTCTTCTTTTGTTTCCCCAACGGTTTCTGGATTTAAGATTTCGCTCATTGGATAAGTCTCAATTGCACTTTTAAGAAATCCAACAGACTGTAACAACGCGGATTTAAAATCCTGTGGCCTGCGTGCAAGACGGCGCGGGGAGATTGCGCCGATTTCCTGGTCACAACCTCCCCGTCCGCCTCGCAACGCATGACTTCCAAAAGGTCGAAACGAACAGGATTCTTCAAAGTCGGCGTCCAACGCAGTAGAAAGCTGGTTGGATAAAAACCGATACCTTTTAAAACCGCTGTTCTGATTTCTGACCAATTCACTACAGGGCCCGCACGATTCCCGCTACAAACGATTGGTTCAAGTTTGAAATGTCCACTGGAACTGTTGTCGCCGCGTAAACGTACTTATACAACAGGGTAGACATCGCCTGTGCTGTCACGACAGAGAAGAATGTCCCGGCCACTGCGCCTGGGATGAGCGTATCTCCCGCCGTGATCGTGATCGATGTCCCGACATTGGAGATTTGAACGCTGTTCACGTATCCCCAAGCCGTCACCAGACCGTATCCATTGATGGCAATGTCCTGCGTGGCTACACCAATGAACCCTTTAACGCCCGCTCCTGTTGCCTTTAACGAACTGATCCCATCAATAGACGCTCCGGCACTTGGAAACATTGCGCCAAGACCCGTCGTGATGGAACCGCCCCCATCGACATTCTTGATCTGAATCTGGACCCGTTCTGGGTCCGTGCGATTAAGCAGTTGTACTAACATTTGGATCTCCTTTGATGCTAGAACGCTGTAACTTGGCCCAATTCATCTTGGACACCGGTCCTTCGCGGCTTCTAGGCATGGATAATTGAGTCTCTTGCTTTCAGCCATATACCAAAAGATCGATATCTGGCGTATTGGCAACTACGATGGTGAACAACTGAGTGGTTGTGCTGTAAGTCGCTGTCACAGCATCCGCCGTTGTTCGATTGACAACTTCCCATCCCTTTACGGCATTTTTGAACGTTACCGTGTCGCCTGTTACGCAACTAGGGATCTTCAGGATTGTCAAGATCCCTTGTCCTCCATCTCTCGGTGTAGGCGTTCTTAAAGAAGCCATGGAAACCTCCCTTTAAGCTACCAATCCAGTCAGTTTGGCGTTCTTTCGGCGATTGCCAGTGGTCAAAGAACACGCTAAAAGGATCTTCGCTGTCCGAGCGTCCTGGTTCGTCGGAGTGACGAATGGAGTAGACAGCATGTCCGTGTCAGAATTGACGAAAAACTCAATTCCTTTTGAATGCAGAAGGTAAATAACACCGGAGGTTGCTTGGGGACTCCAAGTCCATGGGGTGGCTTTAAACTGCAGGTTCTGGATGCCGATATCGACCATTTTATTGTCGGTAAACCGCTCTTGATTGACCAAGCTCGATTCATAGTATTGGTACGAGTTTTGGTCAGAGACCATCATTTCAGCCCCGCCAATCGGATTTTGGATAGAAACCAAATTCCAGGCATTGGTCAAGTCTGACCGGCCCTGGGCTGCGAAACTCCCTGAAGCCGTTGCCGCGCAAGCTTGCCACCAGGTATTGGTCGTTCCATTGATCCCGCCCACCGTTCCAGATGTTGCGACGATGGTTGTCAAAGGTTCGATATGCTTGGTAACAGCCGTTGCCGCGAACATATCTTGTTCCAATAAGAGTGCCAGCGATTCTTCCGCCTGCTGCTTTTTGGCTTCCAAGATATCTTCTAACTTTGAATCTCCGGCATTGGCCACGCGTTCCGTGAATCCATCAATAGTTCCTTATGTTAGCTACCGTTTCTTTGGTTATACGGTAGAGCAGACTGTATATCCCTGAGTTCTTCAGGCCCTTGTCAGTCGTTCGAGCGTAGTTCTCATGGGTTACGCTTCGGTCTTGGCTGCTTCCAGCTTTTAACCGATATTCGGGTTTTGCCATGGTCAATTCCTTAACCATGGGGCAATTGAATTTACCGTGGCAGCATATTGCGCCCATAACCACTGATCTCTCGTTAACCCGTCCTGCGGCGTAGTGTCGAGTGTGTCATACCGCTGATACGCGAGAGCTGTTGTGTTTCTCGCATACATCTCAGCGTGAGACAGGGCCACTCCACCCTTTTTTCGCATCTTTCCGCCACCCTTGCCTTCGTACAGCCATTTGAAGACAGGATTGCTCTTGAAGATGTTGTCTCGAATACCAGGAATCATGTTGACCAAACTCGTGGTTAAGAGTTCGTCTACATTTCCTGGCCCATAACTTTGTGTCAATGGTGCAGCCATTTAGGGCCTCCTAGTCATAGACTTGGGGGACTTTAATCCCCTTTTTGGCCAGCTCCATAGCTTCACGCACGGACATCTTTTTAGGATCAGGGCCCGTATAAGCGCCTTTGGCCGCATTGGTCGGAGGATTCGTTGAATTAGTCGCTTTCTTCTGGATGATTTGGAGAGCTTCCGCTTTACCCTTTTCGTAATACTTTTGGGTCGTTGCTTTAGCCCATCCATAGGCATCATTTAAACGTTTGATATAAGCCTGCTGAGAACGGTCGTCCGGCGGATTGATCGACAGAAACCCCGTAATCAACTGGTCTTCGTCCAAGGCATAGAAATCAGGACGCAATAGTTTCCCATCCGTCCCCTGTTCAGTCGCAAAGGCACTGACGATATTGGAAGCATCGGTCACGACTTTAAATTGCTCCAACTCATCGATCTTCTTTTGCGCTTTTTCAGTCTTTGTCTGGACAACGTTTTCCAGAAAGGAAAGAAAGTCATCTTTGGATTGGAATGCTTTCGCAAACTCTTCGTCAGAGACTTTCTCGCCTAACTTTTTCTCCGCTTCTTGCTTCTGTTCCTCGAAGTCAGCCTTCTGCTTTTTGCTTAGACCGTTCCAGTATTCAACGAAGCGTTGATCTGCAGCGATCTTGTCATAAGCTTCGGCTTTCTTCCGCGTGTCGGCTATGGCCTGCGTTTTCTTGGTGTAATCACTCTGCAAGTTCTTGTAGACGCCTTGCAGTTCAGGAGGCAAAGTTTCTGGGTCTATATTTGAGAATTGTTCCTCGGCGGGTGCGCTTTGCGCCTGGCTGGCCGCTTGCCCGCTCTGGCTAGGAGTTTCAGGGGTGGTAAGCGTCGCTTGACCCTCTGGTGGGGTTGCAACGGCTGTCGTTCCCGAATTGCTCTCTACTGGACCGTCCGTCATGATAAATTCCTCCTATGCTTGCACTTTTCCTGTAAATTCCCTGATTTTTTGCGTTGAAAGCGTTTGCGCTATACGAGCGGCTTGCGGGCTATAGCTCTTTTTTGTTTTACCTTTCTTGATCGATTCGGCAATGGCAAAAAGCCTTCTCTGGCGCTCAGACGTGCTTGGCATTGGCTAAATACCTCCCATAAATTTCACGGATTTTAGGTCGGTCTTTGTCAAATTGACGTTTTCGCCATTCGCGTGTCCCTTCAATCCATGATTTTGTTCCAAAAGTCGCGCCATTGACGCGATCCCCCGCTTCACGGACTCCCAATTGCTTCATGACTTCGGCTTTGTGTCGTTTACTTTGGATTTCAATCGGGTTTCCCATTTTGTCCGTAAGATTTTCAAATTTCTGACCGATATATGCCAAATAAACATCGGGAACGCCATCGCCAGCGCCTTCAAGGCCACACCGGTCACATAAAGAAATGATCTGGCCATCTTCGTAGATTGTTTTGGTGTGCCACGCTTGGTCATTTCCGCATCCTCGGCATGTCATGACTATTTCACGAGACTTTCTTCTGGACTGAGTTGTCCTGTCGCCTTTCCGGTCGCTTGGACCCCTTTTATCAAAGTATCGATCTGGATCTGTTGCGCCTGAGCATTTCGTTTGGCTGTTTCAGCTTGCACTTTTCCGGTTTCAATCGCTGAAACTTGGGATTTCTCGTCTTGCTGGGCCGCCGCCGCTTGTTGCTGCTGATCAAAGGCCACTTCCAGCCCTTTGATCTCGTAATCACGCAGACGTTCTTTCATCACCTCAGCCATGAAAGGAGGAATGCTAGGAAGTGCCGCCATCTGAGCCCCTACCTGCATGACGTTATCCAAAATCTTGTCCCTAGTCATTTTGTCTAAAGGCAACGTTGAACCGGCTTTCACAGAAACGTCGTATTCACCTTTGATATCTTCAGATTTGAATTTAATGGTCTGTGAAACAGGATCAAAGATCCCTTGATCTTTGAAGGCTTGGATGATTTCGGGAGGTTCTTTGCCGGTGATCTTGGCGATATAGGGTACTTGGAAGTTATTTTTTAATTGAACGATCAGTTGACGGGCAATGTTCTCACAATGCCGTTCGATGCGGTCTTGCTTACGGTCCGTCCGGGCGTCTGCGCCGCCTTTAACAAGCTGAAGTTCCCCTTCTGTGCGCGTACTGGTCTTAGGAGTGCCCCCATAAGCGAATTCTGGCATTCCATTCACTTTACGGATGACATTATCAATCCGGTCCAAAATGATGTAGATATCCGGCGGTAGTGACCCGAAATCAATCATCTTAAAAGCGCCTTGGATATCGCCTGTCCCGGAAGCGTAAAGAATGGATCCGTCAATTCCCTTCTCAAACTTATCAAGTTCTTGGGGAAGCATCGTTCCCTTTTTCACGACCATCTGCCGGTTCCAGCGTTTAACATGGTTCAACATCATCGTGAACACTTTGATTTTCTCTTTCACTTGAGGTTCCCAAGCGGCTATATCGGATTGCGGATAAGGTTCATCGGGGACCTGATGAAAAGACAAAAACTGATAAGGATATTCGTCTATATAATCAGGCCAATCTTTAGGATCTTCCAAATACTTGTCCATTATTTCATCGCAGAGCGTATAGACCTTATGTTCATGGGAGTCCCAAACTTCATAGATGGCTGAATAATTGAAATCTTCCCGATAAAGGATGTTTTTCATGTATTTCACATCGATACTCGGGTAGGTGGATCCGTTCAACTTGGCCGCTGCCCGACCATAATCCTTCTTGACATCTTCGGTGGGCCTATAAATCCTCTGGGCAACCCATAGATTGTCTTTCGTTGGGCGTTTACAGCCCACGTTCATGAACATATCTTCCCAAGACACCCGATTGGAATAAATGGAATCTTCTTCCAGCTTTAAAAGGTCGCCGCTGCCGGTCGTTTTGGTGTTATTGCCGACCTTGTTCCATCCATGACCCACTAAGATCGCGTCAGTGATTTCCAGTTCGTTTTCTTCTTTCATATCCAATTCACGCCATAGATGGTTCACGCCCGCTTCTAAAAGATAGGAACCCGCTATCGTGGCGTCTTTCTTTGGATTGACGGCAAGATAGGGATCACGGAAATAGAGATTGGCGAGCGTAGCGTCTTTATAGGCGAAGATTTCGCCAATGGGAGGGACAAAGGTATTTCCTAAAACCACGTCGTATTTACCCTTTAATTCCTGGATATAA